AACTTCAGAAAAGGCCACGCCTGATCTAGTTGCGATAAAGTTTAAAGTTATGAAGTTAATTGATCTGTTAGGTTTAACAAAAATGTCAGCCCTAAACTCATTACGATCAATAACATCGCCAGTATTGTTAGTGTCATCACAAACAACTTGGAAGTCTGTGATTCCTCTACGACCTTGTACATCTCTTAGGAATGGTTCTACAAGATTTCTAAATTGTGCTCTTGTAAACTCATCATTGAATTCAAAGAGTTGAAATTTAGCAGCTGTAGAAATTGCCTTTTCTAGAGTGATGAACAATCTTCTAACATTGATACGATCAAACGCACTTGGTTTTGCCAATGCAGTTTTATCACCGAACATTAAAGTACCCTGACCTGGTAAAGTTACCACAGGATTTATTCTTGCACGATAAAGTGTATCTCTTTGTGATTTGTTAGGATTGTATGCAAGTTTAACAGCACCACGAATTTGACCTCTATTGAGACCTGCAGGTGAGAACCATGCGTCTGCAACATTGTCTGTTCTAGCACATAAACCAGCAATATCTCCGTTCAATGGAACGAATCTATATACATCATTATATTTGTCGTACATATATTTGTAACCACTATCAATAACAGCATATGAAGTTGAAGATAATGCGTCAGCAAAACCTTTAACATTTTCTGTTTGAGCGATAGGATCAGCAACATTTACAACATCTGCGGAAGCAGGTGAAATAAATGCGACAACATCTTTTCTAAACTCAGCAACATCAATCACAGCCGTAGCATATGTAGTACCAGTTGCGTCAGCAGAAGTTGCAGATGGACCAGTCATTAATAAATTAACATCTACTGTTTCTCCATCTTTGAACTTATCTACTGCAAGTGCCAACTCACCGTTTGTTGGTGCGTTATCATCTGTACCACTTGCAAGTGAATTGCTGTATAAAGCAGTTGCACTTGAACCGACATTATCAAATGCCTGACCTGACTTAGCAGAACCAGCATTTGCCAGTGTAGTTTCGTGATCCATCCAATATACATATGAACTTTGATTGTATATTACATCAGCGTAGTAGTTAGTAGCACCTGACTCATCTTTTGCGTCTGAAGCCTGTGAAACACCCTCAAAGATTTCGAGAATAGTTCCAGCAGTGCCAGAAACTTTACCATCTTCATCAACAATAACGATATGCATTTCATCATTTGAACCGTTATTATTAGATACATCAGTTGTTGTTCCTGGAGCAGCGTCAAACTGATCAAAATATTTCCAGTATCTTTTGATCTTAGCGTTATCTACTACTGCGTGTTTTAGGCCTTGAGAACCTGTGCTGTTATGTCTTTTGACCGTTAGGTCGTTTGAATTGATTGCCGTAATTTCGTAGAACTCTCCTGACGGAGCAGCATTGAAATTGCTACTTGCGTCACCAAACTCTATAAGATCACCAACCACAAACTCTGAACCAGTATCAACAGCGACCACAGTAGCGCCGACAGCGATACCTGATCCGTTATTTACTAGTGAAGTTGCAGTAGATGAAAACGCATTAGAATTTGTACACATAGAAACTTGTAAACTGTTTCCGTGAGTTCCAGCAGTACGAGCAGCCCATGGACCAACAGCAGCTTGACCACTTGCGAAGTTATCAAGATAGTGTTGGGTGTTTTTTATCTGTATAGCAGTACCTGATACACAAGCATTTACATTACCTGTTGTAGCACGAACCACTTTTAAAGTATTACCGTACTGTAAAAAGTTAGCAGCCGTAAACCAATATTCGTATGTATTACCGTCTGGTTTACCGAATGTATCTACTAATTCTTTCTCAGATGAAATTGTTGTAATTTCATCCATAGGACCTTTTTCAGATACAATAACTGTTGCGCCAATAGAAGTGGCTACTGCAGGTATAATATTAGTTAGGTCTGTTTCCTGTACGAGAACACCTGGTGATAGTTGGAATGCCATAGTGTTTTCTCCTTAATTATTTAAATTACCCTTAATTTTATTCAACCCTTGAAACTATTTATAAGTATCAAAAATTACAGACTATCTGACTACATCAACAGGATTCCAGACATCGCCATATTCGTCTATCTCAGATTCGTGTTCATTTAACCCATCATCCATAAACCCAAAAGGTGCCATATCCTGTTCTAGTGCATTTTGTTGCTCAGCAAAGAGAGCATTACGCATATCTATATTAACTAACTCTTTAAAATACTGTTGATTTGCAAGCCAGGCGAACATTACAAGACACATAACTAAATCATCATTACAACCATCCTCTGCTTCATAAGACTTACCTTTTGATATGAATGTTGATAATTCTGCGATAGTATCAAAGTCTTGAATTATCATTTTATCACCTTCTAGCAAAGACTTTAAGTTTGAACATCCTACCCTTTTCGCAGCCTTAGTCATTCTAAGACCTAGTGAAGAACCTCTTCCACTAAATCCACCCCCTAGTATTTGACCTGATCTGCCTTTTTGTGTACACATTAACATATTGTCATATTCACACTCAAACTGTAAAGCGTCTGCGACTTGTTGACCTAGATCATTTGTTTCCACTAAAACATATGCCATATTATATTTTCTACAAAGTTCGTTTATGATATTAGGAAAGATAACTGGTTTAATTTCATTACTTCTATATTTTGCTACAAGTCTATATGGCATTTCTGAAGTATCAAATATAGTAAAAGCAGAATAGTCATTGTTAGTGCCTCTCGATACATCAACTGTACAAGTATAGATATGATCCTTTTTAGGCATTTCAAAAATATCTATCTCACCACTTCTTTGTGGATCTATATGTGCCAATGCCTTTAACTTACTTGGTGCAATTAATGTATTAACAGAACCTAAGAACTCACATTCAAACTCGGTTTGAAATTGCTGTTCACTTGTATTCTTAATTGTTTCTTCTTTCCATTTTTCATCACGACCAGGTACTTCAGTCCAATGTACTTCAATAGGAACATATGTATTATTTTTATTTACAGCGTCTGTCCATATCTTATAAAACATATTCATTCCATGTGGCGTAGATACCATCATAATCTTTGATGACTTACCAGAAGAAATTGTAGGATAAACTGAACTAAAAAATTCGTCAGCAATATTGTTAGGTATATAGGCAAACTCATCTAAGAAGATTACATTAAAAGAACCACCTCGAATAGCAGATGATGAAGTTGCAGCTGCAACAATCTTAGAACCATTTTCTAATTCTAATGAACCTTTATTCCAATTCATTACGCCTTGTTGCATCCAATTAGGCAGATGTTCATATGCAAGTTGTAAACGACCTAATAGATCACGAGCGGTAGATGATTTGTTGGCAAGAATAGCGACATTAACATTCTCATTAAATAGAGTATAGTGTAATAGATATGCAATAATGATTGTTGATTTACCAGACTGTCTTGGTAGTTTACAAATTGTAAATCTATTATCGTGAAAAGTATCTACCATTTTTTCCTGAAACTTATACATTTCAAATGGCACTAAACCTTTATCAATGGTGACAATGTTTATGAAGTTTGTTATAAAATATTTTGGATCTTCGATACACTTAGACAGCTCAACAATTTGCTCTTCAGTAAATTCTGAAGAAGTAAATGCTTTCTTTAAATTAGGATTACCTAGATACTGTTCTCTAGGATTTAGATTCTCCGTCATCTTTTTTTGTTTTCTTTAATAGTTTTTGTAATTCATTTGTTGAACCTACATACAACGCATTGGTTACATTTTTAGGTGCGTTGTTAGGAACTTCTTTTAGTCTTTTTAATCTACTTTGTAGACCTAATAAATCTTGCGATACTTGACTTACTGTTTGAATTAATTGTCCTGCAACCTCATATGTTCTAGGATGCTCACTTTCTTTTGCAAGTGATAAAATACCATCTATTGCTTCATTACCTTTTTCTATTAACTTATAAAGATTCTCTCGGCCGTGTTCAAAATCATCTTGAGGATCAGCCGACTCTGGCATTACAGTAACCTCTTTTGGTTCTATTGGTTTAGGTGCCAATATTTGCTCAGCGGTTACATCTAATATTTCATTTAATTTATCATCTATTTTACTCATACTAGTATTTATGCTCCTTAGAATAATTGTTATTTTTTCTACCACAAAAATGCCAACAAATCTTAGCTGCATTTTGTGGTTTTTTAACCAATGTATCTACAAATTCTTTCCATTCTTCAGATTGAAAAACATCTTCTATTTTATCCACATTACTAATATGAAACTTATCTTTCATTAAAGGTTTAAATTGTTCCTCTTCGCTTCCTTTCTCTTGTACAGACCAACAACACGGCATAATATAACCTTGAGAATTATATCCATATGAATCACCTAAATGACTTGTATATTGTTTATGTATTTTAGCAGACCAATCTGTTTGATTATTTTGCTCATTTTTCCAAGGTCGCCATTGGTTGACACCAGTGCCAGCACCTAAACATAAAGGTCTTAATTCTTCTGGATCTCTAGGTCCAGTAAAAACTACCTCATCAGTTTCTAAAAACCAACGAGTTGTTTTATTTTTTAAATCTTCAGACATTTAGTTTTCCTAATACTGCAAACTGCTTATTATTAAAATAATATTTAGGATTAGTAGGTCTTAATGGATCTTCAGGCCCATCAAACCTCGCTGATATGTTTATTTGAAATTCAATACCATTATCTTCAGCCATCTTTTTTGCTTCTTCAATATGATTCTCATTATATTTAAATATAATATATACCCAACGAGTTTTTATTCCCCTACTAACACATAATTTAGCCATCTCAAACAATTTTTTTCCATCTTGATTAACTCTATACTTATGACTTTCTTCAGGTAAACCATCTATACCGAATGTCCACTCGCCTCTACCCATACTATCAAATGCTTCATTGTACCACTTTACTGGTTTTTGAGAAGCTGCAGTATGAACCATTAAATACTTATCTTTTTCTTTTGCTATTTTTATGAAATCAATAAAGTGAGGATTGAATATAGGATCAGATATTTGACCACAACATTGTATCTCATCAAAGTAATCTACAATTTTATGCCATTCTGATATAGTCATATCTCTTCCAGGAACTGGCCTTATATCTTTATAATCTTGTTGACGCTCACATTTAGGACATTCTAGAGTACATCTAAACCCTATATCTAAGTTTATTCTTTTTCTTGAGAAAAATTTATTTATCTGTTCCTGATTGCTCATCATAATTTAAACCATCTTCAAAAAACTCTAATGTTTCAGTATAAGTGTAGTCATCATCATAATCAGCACCCGTTGGATTAGGGGTAATAGTGATTCTTTCTTTTCTTGAAGGACTTTCAGACTGAGGTTTATCATATAGATCAA